GAAGCAATTTCCCGCGACTGTAATACGTGACCCCCCACCGAAAGGAGGCGAGAGTATGGCTAAGAAACCGACCACGAAACAGGAAAGAATAGTGGCAGAGGAGACCAGACTTCGCCAGGTGTTCGGGGATCTTCCTATGGAACAGGCGAGAATTGTCGAGGGGTTGATCTGTGAAGCGGCATACATGAGAGTGACGCTCCAGGAATACCGCGCCGACCTGGACGAAAAGGGATATGTCGAGTCGTTCACACAGAGCGAAAAAACCGCACCGTATGAACGAGAACGGCCCGTTGCGAGACTGTATAACACGATGAACAAGAACTACCAGAGCATTGTGAAAATACTGACCGACATGCTGCCTGACATCAAGCCAAACGACGTGAACGCGCTTACTACATTCCTGACGACGGAACCGAGGCTGCCATGAACCCTATCTACGACTACTGGAACGCAGTAGAGCGCGGGGAGATAGTGGTCGGTAAGCGAATCCGTCAACAGTATACAAAGCTCATGCAGATGTTGGAAAAGCCATTCATTGTAAAGGTTCCGCAGATGGACGGAACAGTGGAAGAGCGGGAGTTCATCTATTCTCCGGCACATGCGTCCAGACCAATCACATTCATCGAGGGTTTTGTCAGACAGAGTCTGGGTGCTATGGGTCAGCCGATTGTGCTGGCCCCTTTTCAACGCGCAAAGATGGCGGCGGTGTTCGGGTTTGTAGATCGGGATCACGGCTTGAGGCTGTGCAACGAGGTCCACACATACGAAGCAAGGAAGAACGGCAAGACGACAGAGCAAAGTGCTCTCGGCATCCACATGACATTGGAGAGGGGTGAGGGCGGCCCGCAAGTCGTTTGTCTGGCAACCAAGCGAGATCAAGCCAAACTACTGTTCAACGAAGCAGTGCGAATGGTGTCACAATCGCCCGAACTGACTAGGCTTATCAAAAAGCGCAAGAGCGATATGTACTGTGCGGCGAACTTTGGACACTTTGAACCGCTGGCATCGGAGAGCAACAGCCTGGATGGGTTGAATCCGCACTGCGCGATCATCGACGAACTGCACGCACTGAAAGACCGCAACCTATACGACGTTGTCAAGCAAGCAATGTACGCAAGGCGACAACCGTTGTTATCAATCATCACGACTGCTGGGTTTATCCGAGAGAGCATCTACGACTCGTTGTACGAAGAGGATTGCAGTCTCCTGGACGGGATCGAGGGATTCTACAATCCCAGGCTTATGACATTTGTCTACGAGTTGGACGATGTTACCGAATGGACGGACTACACCAAGTGGCAGAAAGCCAATCCTGGACTGGGGAGCATCAAGGACTTTGCAACACTGGCGGAGAATGTTGAGAAAGCAAAGAGGGATTCCAAGTTTCTGCCGACACTGTTGACCAAGGACTTCAACATCCGCCAGACAACCACAGGAAGTTGGTTGACGTTTCAGGAGATCGAGGAATCGAAAGAGCCGATTGATCTCAAGGCACTGCATGGATCTTATGGGGTGGGGGGGGCCGATCTCTCAAGCACGACCGACCTGACGTGTGCGACGCTGTTGGTTGTGAAGCAGGGTGTCAAGTATGTTTTGCAGCAGTACTTCATGCCGCAGGACTCCATCGACAGACGGTCGCGCGAGGATCATGTCCCATACGAGGTGTGGGCGGATCGTGGATTGGTTACCGTTTGCCCTGGCGCAAAAATAGACTACTCGATGGTGACGGAATGGTTTGTGCGGATGCGTGACCAGCACGGGATATATCCATTGTGGGTTGGTTTCGACCCATACAACGCACAGTACTGGGTAGACGAAATGTCGTCCAACGGGTTTGTCATGGATCAGGTGAGACAGGGAGCGCAGACCATGAGTGGGCCGATGAAAGAGTTGGCAGGTGAGTTCATGGCAAAGAATATCGCGTACAACAAAAACCCGATATTGCAATGGTGTCTGACCAACACGCAAATACAGAGGGACCCGAACGACAACATCCGACCCATCAAGGGACAGAACACAAGACAGCGGATTGACGGCACAGTGAGCCTGATCGACGCATACGTGGTGTACCTGCGACATCACGAAGACTACCACAACATGCAGGGGGAGTGAGACATGGGGCTTATTGACCGAATCCGTCGCCGTGCTGTTGCGACACCTGCCGTGCAGAGTTATTTCAAAGTGCTGTCCGCGTACTCTCCGGCGTACTCGACGTATCAGGGCGCACTGTACGAGATGAGCCTGACACGTGCAGCCATCCACACGTTTGCTACCCACTGCGCAAAGTTGCAACCGAAACTAGTGGGACCAGCCAGACCGGACTTGCAGAGGGTGTTGCAATTTCAGCCCAACCCACTGATGGATACGTACAGTTTTCTGTATAAACTTGCGACCATTCTCAAATCGGAAAACACAGCGTTTATCATTCCGCTGTTGGACGATCGGATGCGCACTATTGGGTTCTATCCGGCAAGGTCGCACGGGTCCGAGGTCAAAATATACGAGGGTGTGCAATACCTGATCTACTCTTCACCATTGGGCGGAGGGAACAGGGCCGCGGTAGAGTTTTCCAAAGTGGGCATCATGCGGAACCACTTCTACAAGAGTGATCTGTACGGTGAGGGAAATAGTGCGCTGGATACCACCCTGAACATGATGTACACCATCGACCAGGGCATAACAAGCGGTGTGCAGAACTCCGCCAACATCCGGTTTCTGGCTCGGCTGACAAATATGTTGAAGTCGGAAGATGTCGCAAAGGAAAGACAGAGATTCGCGGAAGAAAACCTGTCTGTCGAGAATGCGACTGGAGTGTTGATCTTCGACAACAAGTACGCCGACGTGAAGCAGATCGAGTCCAAACCTCTGCTGGTTGATCCCAAACAATCCGAACTGATCCAGACAAACGTGTACAACTACATGGGTGTCAACGAAGACATTCTGCAAAACAAGTACGACGAGGATACGTGGAACGCTTACTACGAGGGTGCGATTGAACCGTTTGCTATCCAGTTGAGTCTTGTACTGACCAACATGCTATTCCCTGGCAAGGCAGGCATTACCAATTCTGTGATGTACGAGGCAAACAGGTTACAGTACGCAAGCAACACAACAAAGATTCAATTGGTCACACAGTTGTTTGACCGTGGATTCATCACGACCAATCAAGGTCTGGAGATATTCAACATGGCTCCGGTCACAGGTGGGGATCGCAGATGGATACGTGGTGAGTATGTAGACGTGAACGAGGCTGGGAAAGTACAGATTGAGGAGGTGCCGGATGATCAGCCAGGACAGACAGTATAGGTCATTTGATTTTGAGCTTGACGAGAACGAGATGAGAGCGACCGGGGTGCCGGTCGTTTTTGATTCTCCGACAATCATGTACGAGTTTGACGGCATCCAATACAAAGAGGTGATCTCGTCTAAGGCATTTGACGGTGCTGACATGTCTGATGTGGTTCTCAACGTCGATCACGGTGGAAAGCCAGCCGCCAAAACGAGGAACGGGACGCTTGTGCTTGAGGTTCGCGCGGACGGTCTGCACATGGATGCCGACCTGTCGAAGAACGCCACGGGACGAGAGTTGCACGAAGACATCAAGGGTGGTTTTTACGACAAGATGTCTTTTGCTTTCACGGTTGCTAAGGAGAGTTACAACCAGAAAACGCATACACGGACGATTGAGCAAATTGACAAACTGTATGACGTGTCTGCGGTGACTTTCCCCGCATATAGTCAAACATCGGTATCGGCGCGCAGTTTCTTCGAAGCGGAGGCAGAAAAGGAGCGGATTGCGGAGGCGACCCGGCGCAAGCGAGAGATACAGAGGCTTGCACTTAAAGCGGCGGCGGAGGCCGCCATTTTTGTGCCAACAAAGGAGGCCAACAAATGACTGATATTTCCACGCGCATGACGGAGATCGAGACGCGGTCCGCAGAGATCGCCGCTCGGATGTCCGCCATTGCGGCGGAGGCTGACGGGGAGACCGCCGACCTGGACGCGCTGCAGGGTGAACTCACGGCGCTGACAGAGGAACGCGGGAACCTGACCGCCGAGACCGCCGAGATCAAGGAAAAAATCGAGGCCCGGCAGAGGCTGCTTGGCGAGATCGCCGACGGCAAGGCCGCGGCACAGACGCGGGAAAAACACCCCGCGGGGAGGACACCTATGGACTTTTCCAACATGAAGCCTGCAGAAATCCGTGCGTCCGCTGAGTACCGCGAGTACTGGCTCAAGAACCTGCAGGGCACGCTGACCGAGGTCGAAAAGCGCGTCGACGGGTTCTCGATCTCCGACACCAGTTCCGGTGCGGCCGTTCCGACCAGCTTCACCGACCTGCTGTTTACGAAAATGGTCAAGCAGGCCCCGATGCTGTCTGAGATCACCCTTATGCGCGTGGCTGGTAACCTTGCGTTTACGACCGAGGGCGTCCGCAACGCCGCGGCACAGCACACGCAGAACGCGGCCATCACCGCCGAGACCGACACCCTCCTGGAAGTCAGCTTGACCGGCTACGAGTACAACAAGCTGCTGTACATCTCCAGGAGCGTCCAGACCATGTCGATCAATGCGTTCGAGGGCTGGCTGGTCGACATGATCGGCGAGGACATCGCCGTTGCGCTCGAAAACGCGATCATCAACGGATCTGGCTCAACCGCTCCTAAGGGCATCGAGTATGCCGGAACCTGGACGGCCAACACCAACCTCGTCGAAGTGACCGGCACGTACACCATCACCTACTCCGACGTGCTCAAGGCGATCTCCCTGCTGCCCGCGCGGTATGACGCCAACGCCAAGATTCTGGCCTCCAAGGCAATGGTTTATCGCGGCTTTGCCAACGTCAAGGACACCTCCGGCCGCCCGATCCTGGTCAACGATGCCACCGGCGCGTATCCGCTGCGGATCATGGGATACCCGGTTATCGTGTCTGACAAGGTCGCCGCGTCCACCGCCTACCTCGGAGACTTCAAAAAGATCGTCGGAAATCTGGCTCAGGATGTCACCGTTGAGAAAGACGCCTCCGCCGGATTCGCGTCGAACAGCATTGCCTACCGTGGCGGAGCGATCTTCGACTGCACGATTGCCCAGGCCGACGCGTTCGTCAAGCTGACAACGCTGATCTACGCCTAATCACTAAGCGATAAGGGGGAGCCGGATGGATAAGATATTGATTGCAGTGCCGACCACCGGGCAGGTCGAGATCGAGTATGTTGGTTCGATCCTGCGGCTGGCCAGAAACACACGTGCAGATATTCAGCACACATCCGGCTCCCTCGTTCACGCCGCGCGGAACAGCTTCGTAAAGACCGCAATTGACGGGAACTACACGCACATGTTGTTCATCGACAGCGACATGGTGTTCAATGCGGACGCTTTGGACGTACTCCTGCAGCACGACAAGGACATCATCAGCGGTTCGATTTTCAGCCGGGTGCCGCCGTATCAACCGTGTTTTTACGAGCGGTTGAGGCTGGGTGAACCTGGCGAAACCATCCGCGATCCGGTCAAGGTTCTCCAGGACGGGGTGCAGGAGGTCGAGGGCGTCGGTACGGCGTTCTTACTGGTCAAGGTCCCGGTGTATCAGGCGATCATCGACAAGTTTCACGTCTACCCGTTCCAGCCGATTAATGGCTACGGCGAGGATTTGTCCTTTTGTCTGAGGGCCAGACAGTGCGGCTACCGGATATACGTCGACAATGACCTGACTATTGGTCATATCGGCAAGGTGGTCATTACCAAGGCCCTGTACAAGGGGGATCAGGCATGAGATTTTCGGTGATCGTTACCGCGCACAACTCAGAGGGGTACATCCGCAAGGCGCTGGACAGCATCAAAGAACAAACGTTCACTGACTACGAGTTGATCGTGGTCTGCAACGACTGCCAGGACAACACAAAAGCGGTCGCACTGGAGTACACGGCCCGGGTTTTTGAGTGTTGCCACCGCAACTGCTCGATGACTCACAATGTCGGACTCGACAACGCGTGGGGCGACTATGTCCTGTTCGTACACGACGACGACTGGTGGCTTCACCAGTTTGTGCTGGAGATGCTGGACTCGCAGATCACGTCCGAGGACGTTCTCGCGTTCGGGTTTGTTTTCGGCAGGTACGGGTTCAAACGGCCACTCGACAACGGCGGGTTGCTGTACCCGGCATTGTGGTCAAAGGCGTGGAGACGGTCAACCATCGGAGAGACGCGCGTGCCCGACATCGATGGGCCGGGCGAGGATCTGGAGTTTACCAAACTCGTTCTGGCCGGCGATCAGGTCATCACGATTTTCAACGAGCCGCTGTATTTCTACAACTACCTGCGCCCCGGATCCTATTCTGCGGCGCACAACAGCACGGGGTGAGTAATCATGGCTGTAACTGCTGGATACCTAGCAAAAGTTAAAGCGGCGTGCGGCGTGACCGCTACCTACTATGACACGGAGGTGGAGGCGCAAATTGAAGCCGCGCGTCTGGAGATGACACGGGTAGGCGTTGATTCTACGGTTGCGGTAAACGAATCCAACCAACTGGTCTACATGGCGGTGCGGACGTATTGCCGTATCCAGTTTGCGGAATCTGAGCAGGAGGCGGAGCGGCTTACACGGGCGTTCACGTCTCAATTAGCCGATCTGTCAATGTCTACCGGGTACATGTACGAGGAGGCCGAGACGTGAGAGACGTTGTAAAGTTCATCAGCGTCGCCCGCACGACCGACTCCATGCACAGAACGTCTATGGCGTACACAACCGGGGATGCAAGACCGTGCATCGAGCAAGCGGTGTACGCACAGGAGTTTTACCAGGCTGCGGCAAACGGGTACAGGCCAGAAGTGCGAATCAAGGTGAACCGACAAGAGTACAACGGTGAGCCAAGGATGGAGTACAAGGACAGGCTGTACAGCGTGATCCGCACCGAAAAGGCTCCGAACGATTGGCTGATCATCATTGGTCAGTCGGTTGTCAACGAGGAGGCGCGGGATGTATAGCACGGTGGAGATCATCGGAGCCATCACGCACCTTGCCTCGTCGGCGGGCGTGACGCTGTTCTACGAGGAAACAGACCCCGAACAATCGTTCCCTTACGGGGTAATCACCGACATTTCAAACACGTCGGATGATCCCTTTGATACATCGTGGTCGCTGACTATCGATCTGTGGGACACGGAACCAAACGCGGCGCGGTTGGAAATACTGTGTGACACATTAAGAGCAGCGTTCCACGGTGGACGGATAACGACAGAAACCGCGTCCGGGCGGTTGATGTTTGACTCACAACAGACGATACCGGACAACGAACAAAGTTTGATCCGGCGGCAGCAGAGTTACTCCGCACGGATATTTGGATAAGGAGGATACACTATGCCGCTAGTTCCGACATCGTTTGACAAGATTCAAATTGATGAAATGATGCTGATCGCGGACTATGGATTGGGTACGGAGGCAAATCTCGGCCCGACTCGTGGCGGTGGCGTTCTCAACATGGAACCTACATATCGGCCCATTCCTTACGATGGTGCGCCAAGTGACGATGTACAGAAGATGGTGATCCTCGACAACGTAAAGATTACGATGTCGTTCACCACACTGGACTGGACAACCGCTTCGCTTGCCAAAATGTTTGGGTTCCTTGAGCTGGACACTGCCACGCTGAAAGCACTGCCGAGAGGTATTGTGCCTGACGCAAACTATCTTACGAACGTGACTGCGTTCTGCCGACTGCATGACGGGACGTACAAGAAGATCACGCTCAAGACCGTACTCGGCACCGGTCCGATGGCACTGACGGGCGCACCAAAGGCAGAGGGCGAAATCCCTGTTGTCCTGACTGCGCACTACGACCCAGCCAATCCGGGACTGTCGCCTGTCGAGATCGTTGATGTCTCCACTGTTGCGGAGATTGACGAGTTTGACGACTATGCCGGTGAGCTGACGGTGATATCTGTTGCTGGTACTGCGACCGATGACACTGTTTTGACTGTTGCGGAGCCGAACGGGTTTGGCAAGTCGTTCTGGTACAAACTCCAGGCGAACGACACTGCGCCGACCATTGGTTCCACTGGTACCGGATACACCCTGTTGCAGCAGAGTGTTGACATCTCCGCATCCGCATCTACGCATGTGGTGGTGGTTGAAATGGGTCTTGACAACATCATCACTCGGTATGGTGTTGTCGCGCTCGTTAAAAAGGCTTGAGGTGACGTATGAAAGTGACCGCAAAAGTCCTAGTTGCGCTGTCTGCGCTGGTTGATAAGATCGACCTCGACGTGGAGTCGCTTGACATCGTCACGGCTGGAAAGACCAGCAAAGAGGCCGCTACGGAAGCAGGGCTGAAACTGCTGTACATGGTTCTGCGCAAGTTGCACCTGGCGGGGGATGAGTTGATCTGTCTGATCATGGCCTACAAGGGTGTTGATCGGGAGACGGCGGAGGCGATGGATGCCATTGAATTGTTGACCGAGATCATGGGTCAAGAGGGCGTGGCGGATTTTTTCAGGTCACGGCAGTAATCGGAGGGGCGGAGGTATTCCGTCTGCTTCATACACATTATGACTGGGCGGTGGTTGAAGAACTGCCGCCCAGTCGCATTGTGCGCTTTGTGCTAGAAGCAAAAAAGCATGAAGTGGAGATTGCTGCCAGACCGATCTGGTATATGGACATACTCGCGGCACAGTTGGACAGAAACAGAAAGCCGCAAGAATACAACGAGTTCATGGCTAGATTTTCCGAAAAACCAAAGACGAAAGAAAAGACCGCCGAGGAAATCATGGCGGATTTAATGCCGATAGCCGAGAGGGCGAGGAGGACACATGGCTAAGATATTCTCCCTATTCGGCGAGATATTCGTTGAGAACGAGAAAGCCAACAAAGCTATCAAGGACACCACCGGCGAAGCCTCCAAGGCAGAGGGCGGACTGTCCAAAGTTATCGGCACTGCCGGCAAGGTTGGCGCGGCTGTTGTGACTGGTACGGCTGCCGCTGTTACCGGACTGGTTGCACTGACCAAAAAGACGGCTGATGCGGGTGATCGTGTTGACAAGATGTCGCAGAAAATAGGTTTATCTCGCGAGGGGTTTCAAGAGTGGGACTACGTCATGTCTCAATCTGGGATGTCCATTGACACAATGCAGACGGGCATGAAAACCCTTACAAACCAGTTTGACGAACTCAAAAAGGGCGGCAAGGTTGCCACTGATGCGTTTGGCAAACTGGGGCTTACAATGGAAGATCTTGAGGGGCTTTCTCAAGAGGAAATATTTGAGACAACGATACAGGCTCTGCAGGGGGTGAAAGACGGGTCTGAGCGTGCGGCACTGGCCAACGATTTGTTTGGTCGAAGTGGATCCGAATTGGCACCATTGCTAAACACGTCTGCCGAGTCCATTGATGCCCTAAAACAAAAAGCCCACGACATGGGCATGGTCATGTCGGACGATGCTGTTGATGGCGCAGTAAAAATGACCGATACGCTGGACACGTTGAAGCGCGCCGGTGCCGGACTGATGAACGGATTGGGTGCGTCATTGATGCCGGTTGTCCAGCAGTTTGTGGACATCATTATTCAAAACATGCCATTGATTCAGGA